GCTCACGGAACTACTCAACAACTTAATGGCCCTTATGTTTATCAAGCGGGGGACTCTTTGAAGTATGAAGCTAATGCAGCTAGTTTAAGTTTAGATGTTTCTGTTTTAGAAATTAAGAATCAGCTATAGCTACAAACATAGATCCAACGTGTCCTTTAAACTGCATGTTACCAAAATGAGCTAGAGGTTGAGATATATCCGCCCAAACTTCACCGCCTATTTCAGCCCATAATCTAGAAAAATAATAATCTTCAGAAAGATATCTTAGCTTACCAGATTTCTCTTTTGTGTCATAGACACCCACTGCAAAAAAATCATAACAATTATCGGAAGAGTAGCTTTTACCATTAACTATTTGATCCGAGTCATATTTTCTTTCAGGGAAAGCTTTTTGCATTTTAGAGATAACTTCTCTTTTGAGTAGCATCATACCTGTTGCTGCCTCTTGAACTTTTATAAGACCTTCTTGTACATTAACGTTTGAGTCATCGACATTTAAGTTATAACCTAAGCACTTGGCGTGAAGCTCGTCTGGCTTAATATCAGGATTTTTTTTCATTTCTTCAATAGCTTTATCCCAATAAATATGTTTACGAGGATAGATTCCACACACAACTTCCTTATCAGATAGAATCAATCTTTCAATATTTTTAGAAGAGAATCCTATATCCGCATCAATGAATAAAAGATGAGTAGGACAAAAATCTTTATCATCCATCATCATCGATACTAATGTATTTCTAGCTCTAGATATTAAAGATTCATTACCCATGGTCTGAACCCTTACTTTAACCTGATGTTGAGCCGCCCAGGCATAAAACTGCATAATTCCATGAAAGGTTGCTTCACTTAACATCCCTCCGTACATAGGTAAACCTATAAGTATTCTTACATCTTTATCTTTTAATTCTTCTAATTTTAACATGGATATCCTTCTAATATAGTTTAGTTGGGATTATTTTACTTATTTGTAATAATTTAACAACTCTAAATCTGTTGATTTATTTATAAATCAAGTTTAAAACTATACTATGGCTCATAAAATAGTAGACGAACCAATCATCCTTAGATATGACTATGATATTACAGGTAGAAAAATACCTGTCTATAGTGCTAAAGTAGAAACAACATTAACTAACACATTAACAGGTAATACTTACGCAAATGAAGAAGAGATGCAAGCAGACATTAATGATCCAGGGACCGCTATTACAGAAGCAGAGGTTAGAAGAGATGTTCTTGTTATAGCACCTAAGCTACTTACAGGTGCAGATATTTTAGACGAGGATAAAAAGGATTAACATGGGTATATTTGGAATAGCAAAAAAAGGGTTTGGTCTTTTAGGTAAGAAAAAAAAGGTTAAAAAGGAATATAATTCTTTAAACAGTTTTGATTCAGGGAAAAAGAAAAGATTAAGAAAAGAAAATTTAAAAGTTGCTGGTGTAGGAGCGGCTACCACAGCGGGTGTTGGGGCCTATATAGCTCATGAATATGCAGACAATTTAAGAAAATATCCTAATACAGGTAAAAATTTAAAAAGGAAAAAGGATTAACATGGGAATAGAAGCCTTACACGAAACAACAAAAGCCATAGCTCAACTAGGACGCTTTGAAGATGACTTCTTAGCTCACGTAGCTAAAGGTGAAATGGTCGTGCCAGGTGACGTTCTTAAAAACAATCCTAAGCTTAAAAAAGCAATCTTCGACGAGTTAAAAAAATTAGGTGTTAAATCACCATCGACTTATATAGTGGGCTCAAAGTTCATGAGAATCAATCCACTTACAGGACAACCTGAATTCTTCTTAAAGAAAATATTTCAAAGAGCAAAGAAAGCAGTAAGAGATATAGGCAGTGAGTTAAAAGATAATGACTTACTAAGAACAGCTTTACCTTTTGTTCTACCTTATGCTGCACCTTTTTTAGGTATGTCAGGAGCAGTTCCTTTTCTATCCAGTAACATGGGTAGAAATTTAGTAGGGGCTGGTATCGGAGCTCTCTCAGGACAAAAAGCGGGTGACATTGGTAGAGATCTTTTAATACAAAATGCTATATCAGGGGGCCTTGGAGCTTTAAACGCTGGTCAAGGAAATAGAATGACTGGCTTTACAGAAGGTTTTAATCCTCTTAGAGGTCCTAACGCAACCAGTGCGATAAATCAAGGTGCAACAGATCTGATAGATGAAGTAGTTTATGACTCAGCAACAGGAAGGACTATAAATACTGGAAGAAAAGTTGCTCAAGGATTGACACAAGAAACACCTAGTCTTTTTAGTAGAGGTGTTGATGCAGTCAAAGACTTTATGGTCAATCCTGATAAAACAGGATTACAAAAATATAGTGGATTAATCTCTACTGCTGGTGTTGCAGCAGCTGTACTTGCAGCTCAACAAGCTGGTGATCAACTAGCTTTCGGTGACTATGTTTATGATCCAGCTCAAAACGTTTATTTAAGAGGGGGTGAGACAATTGATCAAAATACTTTTTATAACGCTCTTAGTGATTATTACAATAGTGGGGGTACATCTTACTCAGATGACACAACTTCCCCTGTAGGATATGCTCAAGGTGGTGGAACTGAGTTCCCTAGACAAACAGGCAAGATCGACGGACCAGGGACAGGACAATCTGATAGTATACCAGCAATGTTAAGTGATGGAGAATTTGTTATGACAAAACAAGCTGTAATAGGTTTAGGTAATGGTAGCCGTGACAAAGGCACAAAAAAACTGTATTCTTTTATGGATCAAATGGAAGACAAAGCAAAAGATATTGGAATAGGTAAATTATAATGGCAACTTTAGATGAAATCAGAGCTCAAGGGTTAGGAAACTTAATTAAAGCTGGTGAAGCTTTAACAGATCCTACTAAAGTAAAACCTTTACCACTGGAGTCAGTAACTCCTATTAGTGCTGCTGAACAACAAGCCTCGAACCTCGCTCAATCTTCTATTTCAGGAATGCCTGATTATCTCGGTCAAGGAGTTGGAGCTTTAGGTCAAGCCGCCAATACTGCTCAACAAGCTATGACAACAAGTTTAGCTGGCTCTCAAATGTACGATCCAAACAGTTATCAAAATTTTATGAATCCTTACCAACAAGACGTTATTGATGCTTATACATCTGAAATGAATCGTCAGTTTGGTATACAAGGACAAACAAGAAATGCCCAGGCACTTCAAGCGGGAGCTTTTGGTGGTAGTAGACAAGGTGTTTTTGATGCTGAAGCATCAAGAGGTTTCAATCAACAATTAGGTCAAGGTATTTCTCAGTTACTCAACACTGGTTATGGACAGGCTCAAACACAAGCTCAAAATGCTTTTCAACAACAGCAACAAAGAATGCAACAAGCCGGTCAAAACCAATTAGGCGCTGGACAATTACAACAAGGTATAGGTCAGCTGTATGGTCAGTTCGCTCCAACAAGTGCACAAGCTTTAGGAACTAATGTAGAAACACTAGGTAAGATCGGAGCTCAAGAGAGAGGTATTGGACAACAAGAACAAGCAGTTCAATATGCAAATCTTATGAGAGAGTATCAACAGCCTTATCAAAATTTAAGTTTCCAATCAGGACTCGTTGGTGGAGTTCCCTCTCAACAATATGATTCAGTTCAATCTAATCCTTTTATGACAGGTATTAGTGCATTATTAGGCAATCAAGGTTTATTTAATTAGGGGGTAATCATGGCTGAAAATGAATCAGGCTTTGACACTTTAAAGGCTTTCTCTCAACCCGAAGGTACTTTTTCTTTTGAACCTTATGAAGGTTATGTAGAGGCTAATCAAGTCCTAAGAAATGATGCGAAGAGTCAAATTAATACTCAATTAGCTGAACAAGCTGTTAATGAAACATTTGATTATAATAAGATAGCTAATCAATTTGCTGGTCAATATATTCCTGTAAGACAAGCTAGTGAAGAACAATCTGGTATTATTGCGAAACAATTAGGTTTAGGTCAAAGATATAGTGCTGAGGACATGAAAGCTCAAATTGAAAAAACATTAGGTCCTCTCCCTGAAAGAAATCAAAAAAGAAGAGCGGTAAATTTTCTTGTTAATTCACTAAGAGCTAAGACTCCATATAAAGGAGCAGCTGGTGTACTAGATGTTTTATTACAATCTTATTCAGTAGATATGACTCAAGAACAAGCTTTAGAAATAGAACAACTTAAACATAAAATGTCTATTGGAGAGTTAGCTGTTAAACAAGCACAAGATGCAAACGAAGCAGTTCTTGCTAAAGAAGCGGAGTTTTATTTAAAAAAAATGGGCATGGATGATAAATACTTACAAGAATATTTAAGTTTCACTGCTGATCTTAGTCTAAAAAATGCTGCCTTTGATATTGAGAAAGAACTTAACAGAATTAAAGGAGCTCAAGAACTAATTAGTAATCCAGGAAGATTAGATGCAAATATTTCTTACATGGTAAATGGTGAATACGTTACAGCTGCTTCAAGAAGAGTTTTAAATGAAGATGGTACATATCAATACAAGTTGATCGATGCAGACGGAAACTTTACAAGACCCGTGCCAATTAACCCAGAAACGGGATTTCCTGATTTTTATTTATCACCAAAAGACTTACCTATTACCGAAGCACAAAAGGCAGCAAATACAGGGATTTCAGGTATTAGCGGAGCTAAACAGGCTGAATTAACAGGTGACATGTTTGCTCTTGATAGAGCTGCTGTCACACTTCAAGATATTTTAACTGCTGATTATAATGCTTTACAAAATGGAACCTCTTACTTAGGTATTCAAGGTGTAATAGCTAATTTAAAACAAGAAGCTTTTTACACTTTTGAAGATATTTTAAATGGTGTAAAAGGCGGATCAGGAACAGCTTTATATGACGAAGGTCAGGTTTTATTTAATAAAGACCAAGCTTCCACTAACGAAGAAAGAGTTCCTGATAATAGCATTTATCAAATGACCTCCTTTGAGGTTCCTACTAGTGGTAAATTAGACTCAATTAAGTCTTTTGGTAAAACGAAAACAGTGAGTAAAGATGTAAATTTAGCTATGTTAATGGACCCTATGTTTTATACCGGTTTGGGATATGATCCTACTTATGCACAAAATAAAGTAAGAGAAAATATCATTGTATATGCTTTAGCTAGAGCTCAAAAACCAACAGGAAGATTAAACGTAGACGATGTTAAGCGTGCTTCTACTTCAGTGAATATTTCAGGTATGCAGTCTGATGAACGTGTAAGAGCTCAATTACAAGAAGTTTTAAAGTTTATCAATAGAGGTATTGAAAGTATTTATAATCAAGGTTATCAACAAAATTATGAAGGTAAGAATACAAATATATTTGATAATAACCCAGCTGTAACTGATGTAAGAAAAAGATATGAGCAGTATTTAGGTATTATACCATCCAATCAAGAACCTAACCAAAACCAGAAAAAACCTACTGTAGAAGAAGATGTAATTATAACTGATCCAGGTGGAGAAGAATCTATAAGTTTATCCAATGAACAGATATTTGGTGTAGGGAATTTGTAATGGTAGCTAAAAATAAATTAGTAAAAATTTTAGAAGGTACTGCTAATGAAAAAACTTTTAGATTAGAAAATCCTACCAGCCCTACTGAAGCTGATATATTAAAAATTAAACAGGCTTATGGTATCCCTGTTGAATATTCAGCGCAAGAAGCGACCGCCGCTCTAAATCAATTAGCTCAGCAAGAAGTTGCTGGTGTATTAGAAAATATTCCTTATGAGCCTGGTTCAAAACAATATAATAATGAAATTATGGCTAAGATTGCCGATGTTCAAGAGCGTAAAACGTTAATTGAAGACCCGGCTAATTATTTATTTAAAAATTTTCAACAAAAAATCCTTGGAGGTAAATTAGATAGATTTATCCCTGACGAATTAGTTTCAAAACCTAGCTTTGAAGCAGCTGGTTCTATGGGAGCTATGGCATTAGCTGGAGTTTTAACGAAATCCTTATCAGGAGCTGCCGCTTCAAAGGTTGTTGGAGCAGATGTTCTTGGAGCACAAGGTGGTGGTCAAATTTATGAATTTACTAATCAAGTTTTAAGATACTTAAATGATCTTCCAGAAGAAGATAAAGAAACTCAACAAGCTAAGTTTTTAGAGGATGCTTATATGAATCTGGCTTTCACTGGAGGAGCCGCGAGCCTCGGACCAATATTCAAAGCTTTTAAGCCTATGATAGGTAGAAACATTTTTGGTGTAGGTAAAACAAAAGATCAACAAAGAATGATGGAATTAGCTGAAACTTATGGTGTCCCTCTTGGTATTATTCAGGCTACTGATAATAAATTTTGGAAGTCTTACTCACAGATAATAGGTGTATTCCCTTATATAGGAACTCCTTTTACACGTTCAGGTGAAGCTACTAATGAAGCTGTAAGACAATATGTAAAAAGAATGAGTGATGGTTTTGCACCACTTCAAACTATGTCTGCTATGGGTATGGATTTTAATAAAATGCTTGGTGATGCTTATTCAGATACAAGAGTAATACAAGAAATTCTTTATGATGATTTTGGAGAGTATGCAACAAAACTAGGTGGTAAAAAAGTTATTAATATAGGAAGAACAAAACAATTAGCTAAGGAATTTGCAGATCAATTTGTAGCCAACACTCCCTTAACTAGTGGTGGTAGACTTTTAAAATTCCCAGGAGATGGTTCTCAAAAAGCTTTCGGTCAATTTTATGAAACAATGTCTAATATTGATGCAGACATAACTATAGATCAAGCAAAAACTATGCAAACAATGTTTTCGGATTTTATGGCTAATTTTAAAACAGAGTTCAAAGGAACTATACCTAAAGAACAAGCTGCTAATTTAAGTAAGATGAGACAAATGTTTGAAAAAGAATTAAACACTTTAACAAATTTAGACGGAGATATAGATAAAGTTATTTTTGATACAGCCGTTAAAAAATTAACTACAGCTAATGATTATTTTGCTATGACCTCACCACAATTTAAAGGGGGAGTGGCTGATAATTTTAAACAAGTCAATGCTAACATATTCGGCCCTGGTCCTACCTTGGAAAGAGGTGTGATGTATCCAGGAGAAGTTATGGAGATTGTAGTTGGAAGAGCTAGAAAAGATCCAAAAGTTATGGAACATTTATTAGATTTATCTAGACCAACAAGAGCTCAAATGGAAGCTTATCAAAAAGCTGGATTTAAAGAAGGTGTTCCTGTTGAAAATATTACAGTCATGGTAAGAGATATAGACCCCGACAGTGCTACTTTTGGTAAGATGTTAGCTGAAAAACAAACAGTAGTTTCAGTAGCCCCTGAAGCGGGCCGTCAAAAAATTATGAGATACTTAATGGATGATGCTTTTAAAAAATCCTTAATAGGTGTGCCTCCGTCTAGAACAGCAGAAGAGTTTTTAAACTTACGTAATGTAGATACTTTTGACATCCAGCAAAAAGGATTTCAAAAAACAGCTAATAAATCAGGTAATACACAAGCAGCACAATTTAAAGAAGTTGTTATGGATCCGACTGCTTTTTCTAGAGAGCTAGGATTAGATACAGCTGAAGGTAGGCAAGTTTTAGAAGAAGTTCTTCAAGGCACTGGAACAAAAATTACAGACATTGACGATTTCATTCGTGTAGCAGATGCAGCTGGAAGTTTTACAATTAGAGATCCTTCTAAGTTTGTAGAACGTCGTGTAACTCTAAGTGGTTTTAAAGGAGCTATGTTCTTTAGTGGTGCTACAGCTGGTGCTGGCATTTTTAGTGCATCAACTCTTATGATACCTTTGTTGTTACGTTATGGTTCTAATATTTTAACAGATCCAAAAGTTTTAAAAGCTTTTACAGCGAAACTTTCCGATAAAGGTTTTGATGTAGCTAAAAGAAAAATTTTAATGGACTGGGCTGCAAGAACTTTACCATCAGATGAAGAAGTTGAGCAAGAAAAATTTGAACAAGACATCAATCAGGCTATTTTTAATTTACAAATGAATCCTCAATCACAAGGGGAAGCTAGAAGAGGTAGACAAAATCAAATAAATATGATGGAAAAAGGAATAAACCAAGAACAATTAAATATAGGTGAAAATATAGTTGACCGATTAGATACCGGTTTAACGGCCCAAGGACCAAGATTTACAGAAACTCCAAGTGTAGCTTCTACTCAATACCAAGACTTATCTAACGCGGCAAGGAATAGTTTAGCTTTTGGCACGATAGATGATGCTATGGCAGCAGAAAGAGGAATAGCGGGATTATGAGTAACACAGGAGGAATTAGTTCAGTAAGATATATTACAGATCCTGTTTTTAAAAGAGTAGTTAAAATGGCAAAGGGTGGAGATTTGTCTGCACCACCACCAACTAAGGCACCTCCTATGCCTCAACCAAGATTTTATGAACAAGCTACTATGGAAGAAACAGTTATTCCAAGTGAGCCAAGAGTTAATCCAACTTATGATACAGGAGCTATATTTCCAATGCCAAATATTCAAGGACCAATGTCCTCGGAGCCAGGTTTTATGGAAATACCACAAATGGACAGAGCTCCTGAAGGTACTGTTATGCAAGATATGATAATGAAGGGAAGAGTTTTAGATCCTAGAGATATATATCCTCAAGATCCTGATCCTAGTTTTGTATTACCTCCAGGTGTTCGACCTAAAACAGGAATTTTACAAATAACAAAAGAATATGATATATGATCGAAATAACCGATGAACTAATTGACAGAGTTAAGACTCATGAAGGCTATAGGAATACTGTCTATTTAGACACGCTTGGCAAGAAAACTGTGGGGGTAGGACATCTTTGCGTAGAAGATCATTGGGAAGAAGATAGAGAATATGAAGAAGGTTATCTCATGAACATTTTTGAAGGTGATTTGAAAGAAGCTTGTGTTAATGCAGAGACTTTAATTAACAAGAACATTACGTCAGAAGTCATCTTAGAGGACTCCATAGAACACGTCTTAGTAGAAATGGTATTTCAACTGGGTATTGGAGGCGTTGGAAAGTTCCAGAAGATGTGGAAAGCCTTAAACGAAGGTAATAATGAAGAAGCTGCGAATCAAATGCTTGATTCTAGGTGGCATTCTCAAACGCCCGCAAGGGCAGAATATCTTGCAGAAATAGTTGCAAGCGCATAAAGAAAGTAGTAGGGTAAACACATGGGTATAAGCAAAGTAAAAAATTTATTTGGAGCAGCAAAAAGAGGTTATGGAATGTTAGGCAAAGGTAAAACTGTTGTCAAAAATACTAATCCTCCTATGATTAAAATTAAACCTAAACCAAAGGGATCTACCCCTAAAAATCTTAATGATCAAAAAAAAGTTTACGTTTCAGATAAGCCCGCTATTTTAGGTAAAGAAACATATAATTATGAGGGTTTAAAAAATGTAAAGAAGACAGAAGGCATGAAAGAAAAGTCACAACCAATTAAACTTCCTCCAAGAAAAGGATCACCTAAAAAAGATTATGCTACTTTATCGGATATCAAAAAAGATAATCCAACTTTATATAAAAAATACATGGAAAACTTAGGTAAGAAAACTTCAACACCAAGTCGTTTTGAAAAAAGAAGAGCTTTTTTACAAGGAGTTCCAACATCTAAGAAAGTAATAGTAGGTGGAGCAATAGCATTAGCTGGTGCTGATCTAGCTACTGGAGGAAAAAAGATGAAGAAAGCCAAAGACAGCTTAAAGGAGAAGAAAAAATGAGAAAAGATTTAAGAAAAAGATTTGGTATCGTAGACACCTTCAAAGCACCTAAGATTCAAGACGATGGTGGTTCTCCAAAAGAGTACACGGACCACGGTGCATTTAACAACGAAGCTAAGCCAAGCCTACCTGAAGGTTACAAAAAAGGCGAAGCAAGAGGTATGGGAGCTGCTATCAAAGGCGGCAAATATATCATAGCTCCAGGAGAGTAAGATGCCTTTTTCAAAATATTCAAATAAGCAAAAAAAGTTAGCACGAATTGCAGAACCACGAGATGCGATTACAGGAGCTGACTTTGCTGCTTTAAAAAAGAAACCTAAGAAGATGGCTGGCGGAGGTACCATTGCTTCAGTTAAAAAAAGATATGATAACGCGATTAAGCGTAAGGTTGCAGATGTTAAGAAACGTAAAGAGTTAATTGCAGATCCATCAGATGGTTTTAAATTAGACAGAGCTTCCCAAACATTAAAAGATATTCTTAAAGAGCAAACTAAAGCCATAAAAAGAGGAAAATCTTACTTAGGTATTCAAGGTGTAGATGAACAAGAATTTAAAGTTAAAGACATTCCCACCCCTAAAATTTAAGTAATCCACTCTTTCGCAGCATCACCCATAACCTGACCAGCAATGTTAACCTTGTTCTTTAAGGCAGTTAAGATTTTTTCATCTATCGTTCCTCTACAAACAAGATCAACATAAGTAACCTTGCATTTTTGTCCTATTCTATGAGCTCTGTCTTCAGATTGTAATCGGATTTCTAAGTCGTAATTATTTGAATAATACACAACAGTGTGAGCGGAGGTAAGAGTAATACCATAGCCTCCGGTTTTTGGGTTAGCGACCAAATACGTAAGATCATTCTCCACGTCTTGAAAATTCTTGACAAGATCCATCCGTGTCTGATTATCAGTATCACCATAAAAAGCTGCAGTCGAAGTATCACCATATTTCTCCTTTAATAATTTTGTTATAGTTTGAATATTATGTCTATAACTAGCCCAGATAATAACTTTACCTGTGGACTCATCTAGTACATGTAATAACTCACTATAACGATTGCCAGGGACGTCGTGAGTCTCACCATCATCGTTGATAGTAAACTCACAACACACCTGGTGCAGTTTCACAATTTGTGAAAGTCTGTTAGCAGTCGTCGTCGTTTTGTCGTTAAAGATAAACATAGCGTTTCGCTTTAACGATTCATACGCTACGAGCTGTTCCTTGCTCATCGGTACGAATCTTTTCTGATAGATCTTTTCAGGGAGATCTAAACAATCTTCTTTTTTAACACGGTATGAATTAGACTTAATTAATAAGTCAAGCTCATCAAGTCTTTGATAGCCAATGATAAGAGGAAAGGTTCTACCGCTTGATGTAGGTTTTGAAATAACTTTGGCGTATCTTGCACGGAAAGCATAATAATTATTTTGTCGAAGAATCTTTGTATCTAAAAAAGCAAATTGAGCAAAAATATCTAAAGGACTTTTAGTAACAGGAGTCCCTGTTAAAATTCTTTTATATTTTATATCTTTAGCAACACGTAACATATTTTTAGTTCGCATGGCCGCTGGAGTTTTAATAGTTGTACTCTCATCAACAATCATCATTGTTTTATTTTTATCTTGTTTAGAAATAAATTTGTCTAAAAACAAAAAACCTTTTTTACTAGAAATAGATTCTATATTCATAAGAAAAACAAAAAGACCTTTTTCTTGTTTAACTAAAATCTGTGTTAAGTCTTCCTTTGTTTCAGCATCTTTTAAACTTGGGTCCCAAGTAACAATCTTCATTTCTTGATCTGTGTATTCTATTATTTCTTTATGCCAGTTACGATACACGGACTTCGGACCAAAGATGATGACAACATTAATTTTATCATCACTATATAAATCGAGCATGTCATGAATAGTAGTAATAGTTTTACCTGTCCCCATCTCCATAAGATAAGCGAAAACATAAGGATTTTTTCTTCTACACTCGGACACGGCAGTGCGTTGATGATCAAAAAGATCTTTTTTATAGTTAGCCATAAAAATAATATATTGCATTTTTCTAGGATTTCAAGTATAAGATTATTAATAACAACACTAGGAGGTGTTATATGGCTAACGAAATAAGCTTCGAGGAATTGAAGCATGACTCGGGAGATCTCAAAAAGCTTGATGATTCAAGCTTAGAGAGTCTTTCAGTTCTAATTCAAAAACTATTAGATAAACAAACTATAGTTGAAGAAATAGAATTAACTTTAAAAGAACAGAAGAGGGAAGTTGAAATATTATCCTCTGAGACAATACCACTTAAAATGCAAGAGATGGGTATCACATCTACTCAAATGGAAGACGGTAGCAAAGTAAGCTACAAAGATGAATTCTTTTGTCGTATTCCTAAAGATAGAGCTGAGGATGCTTTGAATTATTTAAGGGATAAAGGTCTTGGAGATATAATTAAAAATCAAGTTTCCACAAGTTTCGGATCGGGTGAAGATAATATGGCTGGTGATCTAGCTGGATATATTCAGCAGAATTACGGTGTCACCCCTGACGTGAAAGAATCAGTGCATCCTTCGACACTGAAGGCGTCTCTTAAAAGACGTCAAGAAGAAGGAATTTCGGACCCTGAGGATCTTTTCGGGATCTTCATACGTCCTATAACCAAAGTAACGAAAGGTAAAAAATGAACGAACCAAAAGCAAAAAAAGAAGTAGCAACTAAATCAGAAAACACTGTTGCTGTTTCACAGCCTATGGATCTTGCCACAGTAATGGCGGACCAAGGCGCTGGATTATCTAGTCATACAATGGATGACTTAGCTATTCCTTTTATCAAAATACTTAGTTCTATGTCTCCACAGACAAAGAAAAATAAAACTGAGTATATTGAAGGAGCAACAGAAGGTATGATCTTTAATACTGTTAGTCAGGAATTGACTGATGGTACTAAAGGAATTTCAATCGTACCATGTCTCTTTGAACCTGTTCTACTTGAATGGACTGACAGAGGACAAGGATCTTCGGCTCCTGTTGTCCATCCTGTTGAATCAGATATTCTGAATCATGCAGTCAAGGATGCTGAGGGTAAACTTAGGTTGCCTTCAGGTACTTACTTAGAGAGGACTCACAATCATTATTGCCTCCTTATCGATAATGAAGGATTCACTTCTCAAGTGCTTCTTTCTATGAAAGTAAGTCAACTTTCTAAGTCAAGAAAGTGGAACACAGTAATCATGGGGGCTAAGGTTAGGAATGGTGACATAGTTATCAATCCTCCTAGTTGGTATTATACATATCACCTTCAAACCAAAGCTGAGTCAAATGACAAAGGTGATTGGTACGGCTGGAATATAACAAGGGGTGAGGTTGTTTCAGCGTCTGTGTATACCGAAGCGAAGGCTTTCCATGACTCTATTAAGAGGAAGGAAGTCAAAGTTAATTATACTGAGGACGATGGCACGGAAAAAAAGGATAATAATCCTTTTTAATCATTGAATGTGGTGGGGTCTTAATAGGCCCCACTCATTTGAGTGAGTGTGATGGCAGATCATATAAAATTCAGAGATATATTTAGTGGCTTGACTAGAGCTCATGGTGTTTATCATAAGGGTGAAGTTAAGGAAAATGGTAAAGTTAGTGGTAAAGCTTTTATTTTAAAAGAAGACGTCACTGATATTCATTGGAAAAATCATATAGAAGGTATTGAGCCTTCATTAGGAATTGTTCCAATACGAGATGATAGCACTTGTAGTTGGTGTTGTATTGATGTTGATGACTACACTCTTGATATTTTTAAAACAATTACAAACATTAGAAAATTAAAAATTCCAATCGTTCCCTGTCGATCTAAATCAGGTGGATTACATTTATTTATTTTTATTAAAGGAAGTATCACAGCTTCTCTTGCCCGGAAGAAATTAAAAGAGATTGCTTCGGTCTTAGGTTTTGCTCACTGTGAGATCTTTCCAAAGCAAACTGAACTTGATTCAAAGCGTGGAGACACAGGTAATTTTTTAAATCTACCTTACTTCAAAGGAGATTTAAGCGGAAGATACTCAATTGATGATAAAGGTGAGTCAAGAACCATGGAACAGTTCTTCGAGGCTGTAAATCAATATGCAATCATACCAGAGGACTTTCAAAACATATCTGTACAGTCCTTAAAACCGAAAAAGACCTCTTTTGATGGTCCTCCTTGCATAGAAATCCTTCAAAACATAGGTATTTACGAGGGTGGACGCGATGATGCGGTATTTCACTACTGTTGTTATGCTAAAAAGAAGTTTCCCACGGACCAATGGCAAAATGAAGTGTTTAATTTTAATACTGCTTACTGCAAACCTCCAATGGGTTATGATCAAGTCAAGCAAAAAATAGATCAACACGAAAAAAAAGATTATGGATACAAATGTAAGGATCAACCAATGATGTCTCACTGTGATAGTTCTAAATGTAGAGTAAGAAAATTTGGTATAGGCAGAGATGATATGGATATGTCTATTGAAAACTTGACAAAGCTAGAGTCAGATGAATCTGTATGGCATTTAGATGTAGATGGTCATAGAATTACAGTTACCACTGATGAGCTGATGGATCAAAAGTTATTTAGGAAAAAAGTATTAGAAACAAAAACTACATTACCTGTTGAAATGACTAAGCGGGATTATGAAGCTCGTATTAGAGAACTATTAGATACAGTTGAAATAGTGAAGATGCCTTATGAAGTTACTAAAGAAGGTAGATTTAATGCTCACCTGGATGACTTTATTTTTAATCAAGCTATTGCAGATGATATTCAAGAAATTATGAACCACTGTATTTATAAAGAAGAAAATAAAGTTTTCTTTCAGCTATCCTCTTTGGAGAGATATTTAAGAAAGAATCAATTCAAAGAATTTAGCACAACTCAAATGGGTTCTATTATTAGAGATAGAGGTGGAGATAGTAAACGTACGAGACTTAATTCCAACACAGTAAAGAATTTGTTTTGGATACCTGATCCTCAACCTCAAGAAGAAAAGAAATTAAAAGTACCTAAGGTAGATAATGATACCCCTTTCTAAAGTAAAAAAGATTTACGGTCCCCCAGGCACTGGTAAAACTACTTATCTTTTAAAAATAGTTGAAGAAGAAATACAAAGAAAAGTTACCCCTGATCAAATAGCTTTCCTTGCTTATACAAAAAAAGCTGCTACAGAAGCAGTTAATAGAGCTAGTCAAAAGTTTAAGCTTGACACTAAGGATTTTAAACATTTCAGAACCATACATAGTTTAGCTTTTCAAAGTTTAAGTTTATCTACTAACGATGTAATGAAGCCAAAACATTATATAGAAATATCAGAAGCTCTTAAAGTAGATTTACAACCAAAAGATATTCACGATGATGATGGTAATTTTATTCAACAAGATCCTTATTTAAAAATCATTGACTTATCAAGAATAACAGGAATCGATTTACACGATACTTTTGCAAAGTATGGACATATTATAGGTGGCTGGCGTAAGTTAGAACAAATTGCAGAATATCTAAAAGAATATAAAAAAGTTAGAGGTTTATATGACTTTACGGATATGTTAATAGAGTTTAACCTAAGACCTGAAATATGGCCAGATTTAGAGGTATTAATAGTTGACGAGGCGCAAGATCTATCGCTCGTCCAATGGCAAGTTATCACAAATCTCATTACTAAATGTAAAAGAGCCTATATCGCTGGAGATGATGACCAGGCTATTTTTAAATGGGCTGGTGCTGATGTTAATAGTTTTCAGTCTTATCCAGGTGATTCTATTGTCTTGGATAAGTCCTATCGTATACCAAGATCACATCACAACATTGCCAATAAAATTGTTAATAATATCAAAGACCGAATTGAAAAAACTTGGGAAGCGAAAGATGAAGAAGGAAAGGTCATTACAGTATACTCACATGAAGCTATACCCTACAAAGATAAAAACTGGCTTGTACTCGCAAGGACTAAATACATACTTAATAAAGTTGAAAGGTTCTTCCTGGAACAGGGTTACTACTACTCACGGTTTGGAAGCAGTAGCATAAGTGATAGATTAAAACACGCTATAGCATCCTGGAAAAAAATAGCTGAAGGACAATCTATTGGGTTAGAGGGTTTAAAAGCTATGTATGAATTTATGAGTTCAGGCAGAGGAGTACAAAGAAATTTTAAAAAACTTACAGAAATAGATGATCGAGAAACTTTTGATTATGAAAAACTTATGTTTAGTCACGGTCTTTTAGTAGGAAAAGAAAGCACTTGGTATCAAGCTTTAGATAGGATACCGTATGGAAAGGTAATGTATATTCGCCAATTAATGAAACGAGGGGTAAACATTTGGCAACGCCCCCAAATAGAACTTTCCACTATCCACGGAGCAAAAGGCGGTGAAGCCGATAACGTTGTTTTGCTATTAGATCTATCTCGTAAATCAGAAGAAGCACTTCAAAATAATCCTGATGATGAACATAGAGTTTTTTATGTTGGCGCAACAAGAGCTCGTAAAGAGTTATGGTTAGTTCGTTCTGAATCTGACCGAGAATATCTGGAGGCTATAAGATGAGAATAGTTTATCAAAGCGGTAAGTTATATTTAAGTTTACGTGAAGAAGAAAAAAAAGATATTGTTGAGTCTTACCCTAAACCTTGTGAAATAGATTTATCTTTAATACCTGTTTTAAATAAAGATCTATCTAATATTAATGAACAGATTTGGAAAGATACAACAGCAAAAGAATACCAAGAACTTGTAGGAACAATCTCTAAAAAATGAGTGCTTTACAAAACCCTTTATTTGCTCCTCCGAGTGAATGGGTATGTCCTGAAAGTATTGACTACAAAGGACAATCACCTGTTGCTATTGATTTAGAAACTCACGATCCAGGCATCAAGGACCACGGGCCAGGATGGGCTACAGGTCATGGTAAAGTTGTTGGAGTTGCGATTGCCTGGGAAGGCTTCAAAGGTTATTTTCCTATCGATCATGATGCACCAGGCAACTATGATAAAAAAGTTTTTATGAGACAGTTTCAAGATCTACTAGACAGATGCCCTGAAATTGTTTGTCACAATGCCATGTATGATGTCGGTTGGATGAAACGTATGGGTCTAAAAATTACTTCTAAGATTTGGGATACAATGCTTATGGCTCCTATCCTTGATGAAAATAGAATGCGTTACAGTTTAAATGAATTATCAAAAGATTATCTTGGAGAAAAGAAATCAGAAGCTCTTCTTTATGAAGCTGCTAAAGAATGGGGTGTGGATGCTAAAGCTGACATGTGGAGACTGCCACCACTTTATGTAGGTCCTTATGCAGAGCAAGATGCAGAGCTTGCCTTAAAGCTCTATCATATTTTTCAAAGAGAAATTATTGCACAAGATTTAACTTATATAAATGAGTTAGAGCACGAAGTCCTTCCTGTCTTAATCGATATGAAATGGAATGGTGTTAAAGTTGACGTAGACCAGGCAGAACAAACAAAGAAAACTTTATCTATTAAAGAGAATAGTTTTTTAAAAAACATTAAAGACAAAACAGGAGTCACTGTGAATGTTTGGGAAGCTAAGTCTATTGCAAAGATGTTCGATCAACTCGATCTGCCCTATGATCGAACTGAATTAACGGGAGCTCCAAAGTTCGATAAGTTATTCCTCCGTACTCATGAGCACCCGTTGGTTCAACAAGTTGCAGAAGCCAGGGAACTTAATAAAGCAAGAACAACATTTATAGATACAATTTTAAAGCATTCTGTGAATGGTCGTATTCATGCAGAGATTAACCAGCTACGAGGTGATGGAGGCGGAACAGTAACAGGAAGATTGAGTTACAATACTCCGAACTTACAACAAGTCCCTTCCTCTAAGATTCTCGGACCACTGATCAGATCTTTATTTAAGCCAGAAGAAGGCGCTCAATGGGGTTCTTTTGACTATTCGCAACAGGAACCAAGACTTGTAGTACACTTAGCTAGTTTAACTGCTGGTGGACTTAAAGGCGCTGATGATTTCGTTAAAGCCTATCAGCAAGATCCTAATACAGACTTCCACACGATGGTATCGGAAATGGCTAAGATAGATCGTAAGAAGGCTAAAACAATTAATTTAGGTTTATTTTATGGTATGGGTAAAAACAAATTAGCTAGTCAGCTAGGTGTTACACTTGGTGAAGCTGAAGATCTATTTGATAAATATCATAATCGTGTTCCTTTTGTAAAAGAAATGATTGAACGAACTATGAAGAAAGCAGCAGATGTAGGTCAGGTAAGAACTTTACTTGGTCGTAAGTGTCGATTTAATAAGTGGGAACCAGCCAGGTATGGAATTCATAAACCACTGACCAGGGACGATGCTGAACGAGAGCATGGCAAACAAATTAAAAGAGCTTTTACTTACAAAGCATTAAATAAAATTATTCAAGGTTCAGCTGCGGACATGACTAAAAAGGCTATGGTAGATTTGCACAAAGAAGGTATTATTCCTCACATTCAAGTTCATGATGAGTTGAACTGTTCTTTTTATAGTGAAGCAGAGAAAAATAAAATATTAGAAATAATGAAGAATGCAGTAGAGCTTCAAGTACCTATCAAGCTTGACGCGGAAGTGGGGCCATCATGGGGCGAAGCAAAGTAGTTGAAAAGATAGAAGCCTCTATCTGTCCTGACTGTAGCTACGAACATATAGTTGTACCTATGTTTAAAGTACAAAAAGATTTCTTTCATTGTATTGTTTGTAGACAAACTTTTTTAAAGAAAGTAAATGGAAAAACTATATTTATGCCTGTTGCAGATGTAGACATAGAATTCACAGCAGACTTCGAATTATAGCACAACTCTTTTTTATTTTATGATCTATAACATGGTTATGATGAATCTAACAGACAGTGCTAAGAACCACTTCCTAAACTTCTTTAACGGGTTTTTTAAACAAAAAGAATTTAATGATGCGGGAATAAAAGAATATTGCCGAACTGAATATAAAAAAGATTGGGAATACGCTTATATTTGCTACACAGAAGATAAACGTTTCCCTAATTCCTTAAATATTCGTTAATTCTAAACAACTTACTTTTATATTTTTAACATCAGTGAGATCTGAACTAAGCTGTACTCCTTTAATCATACATTCAGAAACTGTTGAAAAAGCTTGTGTATCCTTAATTTCTAGACACTTATTTAAGTCACCGGTTACTTGTTGAGAGCAAAAAACCATTACGAGATAATACTTTAACATTTTAAATCCTCCTAATTACTTGACATTTTATACTAAATCCTTATATTAATCTATAAGAAATTAGGACATGTTAGTATATTTAACTATAACAATAATATTACTTGTGATCGCCATTTTCAACTGGAGATGGCTAATGTGTCTTGGTTTCTTACTTTATATATTATCAATAATAACAGGAGTTACATAAATGGATGCCGCGAAATACAAATCAGTTGCACTGAAAATAGCAGTGTACGAAAAAGCGAAACCAATGGCAGAGGCAGATTACTCTACGATGGGTGGATTTTTAAAAAGATTAATAGATGAGGAGTACGAGAGAAGAAATGGAAAAGCTAGTAAAAAAAAATAGTCCAGCGTTGACTTACAAAGAAGCCTTAACAAAGTTGATTGACTACGTAACCACAGACAATGTTGATGATCTACCGACCATAGTTTTAAGATCTAAACAATTGGTAGATAAAATAGGACAGATTGAATGGGAATTACAACAGTGGAATGAAATGTTAGTTCACAGTGACTTTACAGTAAGTAGTCAATGGGCTGTTGATAGACTCTATGAGATTCTAAAAGAAACCTCTTTGAAAAGTTCCGATGACGGCGCCACGTCGGATAAGGCAGATATATAAGGAGCAATCCTGAAAAGCTGTTGGTTTACATTTCCCGCGAAGTGTCAACCAGGCGCCAACTTTTTAACCCTTACCTGAAGGAGGTAATATGACTATATTCGAAAAAAATAAAATGATGCACCACACGATAGATAAAAAAGAAATATTGAAAGATATTTTTCATACTCAATTAGATCACCTTTTCACTGAAAAAACAGTTGCAGAGATATGTTTTATGATTGAACAAGTAGCTGATGAAGCTTGGAGAAAAGGTTTCGCAGAAGGTAATGATTTATGGAAAGACGTTATGAAAGATATGGGTAAAGAAAAAAAAGTAAATAATATTAATAAAATATAGGTATAATATTAAATATGAATATAACTGTACTTACACAAGATCTTGAAACTTTAACAAGTAGACGTATGCTTTTAGATCTTATTGAGATGGATAAAGACTTCTTTAATAATAAAAGAGAAAAGGTCGAAGCTCTCAGAGCGTGTACTGACATATGGAAACATGAGTTAGTCAACGATTCCCCTGAAGTAGCTGAGGCTACAAGAAGATTGGTATATCAAAAACTTTCTAGATTAAAAGATCGTAATGTGTTAGCATTTCCTGGATAATGTTACATGGAGTTGTTAAAACTGTGGAAATTGTCCCAACTGTGGGAGATCCACCACATTTAAAAGAGACTATTGTCTATCAAGTTACTTATCGTAATGGGGTAAAAGAGATATTTTCTCATTATGAATGGAATGAGATTGTAACACAGGGTCAAGAGGCGCTAGAACGTATAAGCGCCAAACCTTTCACCCATAAAGAATATAAAGAGTCCTAAGCCCCACAACTTTCGCAGTTATCCTCACAAATACATTTATCAGAACCACAAACAGGACAATTACTCATTAATTAGCCTCGTGACAAACACAATTACCATCGCAACCACATTCTACATCTAAAGCTATTTTTTCATTCTGAAGGTATGCTATGACTAAATAAGCATCCTGTAATTCTTGTTTTAATATTTGATTTTCGTCCATAATTACCTCCTTTGAAACGTATCGATGAACATATATTTCCTTGGATTTATAGTCAATAAATCTTTGATCTTGACAAAGAAAAATTGTATGCTCCAAACACAAACAGTTTAATTAAGGAGAAAAATTATGGCGAAAAAAAGAATATCAAGAAAACCTATGTCAGAGTCGGATTATATAAAAAAAATTAAAGGACTAGAAGAGAAAGTTCAAAAGTTAACGGATAGAGCTCGACCTACAGGTTTAACTAAACAATCTGAAAAATATGGTAAAAGCCCAAAAGCTAAACCTATGACTTATCCAGTGAAAGCCAGTTCCCCTGGGACTAAAACTATGACTTATTCCCCAGGGAAAAGAAAAGCAATTAGTGATTTTATAACAGGTAGACCAAACATATCAACAAGAAAAATCAATACTATGTTGAGTAGTAAAATAAATAAACCAGGCGGAATGGGAATGGGAACTAAAAGCAAATCAAATGCACCAGGCGGAATGGCAGTTCCGAAAAAGTTAATGGCTGACGCACCACGTCCGCGCTTAGGGTCTAAAATTCAAATGGCTGACGCACCACGTATGGGCTTAAGGTTAAGAAAAAAGAAATAATGAAACACATATCACTGACCACGGACTCCGAAAAGAAACTTTTAGATGAGTTTCGTAGAGTAGCTAAAGATGATCAATTATTTAAAGAGTATTTAAAACAATTTAAAAAAGATAAAGAATAATGCCTCATAGAGCTGGACATAATAGTGCTAGAAGATACGCTCCTTCTCCAAGCGAACAAAAAGCTCAATCGGGTTCCCCGAACCAAATGCAAAGGGGTAGAAATAGACCTTCACCACAAAGGCCTCAACAGCCTGAACCAATAGATCTACCAAGGTACGGAAGTTCTCCTACTGATCCAGGTGGAGACAATTCCATTCAATATAATTTTAATTTAACCGATCCTAATAGATTAGTTGAAGCTAAAAATAATTATTTTAATGCCATAGCTGGATTGCCTGGCATAAAATTTCAAAATACAAATAGTCCTTTTAGTTTTTCAGCTGGAAAAGGGTTTGATCAAAATCCAGATTTTTTAAGACTCGGGTATGGAGCTCCAGTTGGCGGAGGTATTGGTAATCTCAACGCAGAGTTTGATGTACTTAATAACCAAGGAGGCATTGGATTTTCTACTCCTATAGGAGATTATACTGCTATTGATAGTGGAACTTTTCTTCCAGGCACATTAAGTGTTAACTCAGGTTATGATCAAAATGGATTTATAGCGCCTACTGTTAATTATAATAAAAGTTTTCGTCCAGAAGGAGTAATGGGTGATTTAATTAGTAATATTAATGGTGGAGCTAGTATAGGATTAGGTGCTGGTCAAAGCCCTTCCTTCAATGCTAATATGAGAGTGAATCCCGTGGGAGGAATTTTGTCTATGTTAGGTTATGATAAATCTAAAAGAGGTTTCGATATTCCTTTGGATGTAGGGATGAATTATAATTTAGGTGACAACTCACCTCGGTTTAATATAGGATTAGGATTCTAATGGCAAAAAAAAGAATATATGGAGCGACCCCTGTACAAGACTATTCTTCGTTTAAAACTCCTAAAGCTAATAAATGGGCTAATATTAGACAAAACAGAATATTAGATAAATATAAAACTTCAACAGGAGCTTTTGCAAAACAAGCAGATGATTTAAAAAAAGCTGGATATACTTTAAATGATACTATGAATGCAGTTTTTTCTCCTCGAGGACAAGTTGCGGGAATCAATAAAAATAATAACTTGTTTAGTGGTAGTAAAGTAGTGACTGACATACTTAAAAGAAATCTTTCTCAAAACGCTTCACCAATAGTAGGGGATAGAGTAGCAAACACTTTTAATGTTTTAGATCAAATATATGGTTTAGATGAAATGTCTAAAGCTGGTGAAAACAAAATTAATAAAGCTTTTGATTCTGGTAGAGGACTCCAATTTGCTCCTGACCAAAATCCAGCCGATCCCTTTAGAGTAATGTCTAATTCACCTACTTTTAGTGAATTCCTTGGAGGTTTTGGAAGAATGTTGGGCGGAGGAACAGCAAAACAAACAGTACCAGGTCTCAGCATTGCTAATCAACCAAGGAAACAGGAAGGAATTTTAGGGTTACTTTTCGATACAATGCCAACTCTTAAAATGATTAAAGAAGCTTTTGGTAGCGCTGGTAACAATATACAAGGCGGAATACAAAAGTTAAATGACTACACTAGACCACAGATGATTGAACCACGCGATGGATTTCAAGGTCAATTTGATCAACTATTTAATTTAGGTAAGGGAATGCTTGGTGGTAAACATTATAATGACCCTCAAGCTTCAAATAGTGGAGTAATGGCTCTACCAAGTATTAATAATAATAATATTATACCTAATAATATTATGTTAGCTGGACTAACTGATAAACAAAAAATGCTTTTAGATCAAAGACGTAATATGTATCCTGGCATGTTAGGTATACAAGAAATGCTTGATAACCTACCTGATGGTGATCCAAATGATCCAGCGACTTATCAAGACGTAGAAACGTATTTAACTTAATAAATTACATATTAGCTTTAATCCATTTACCTATTTTAGAATGACACAATAATTCTGTAATAAAATTACTGTAAGAATTAACAACAGTTTCTTCTTCTTTTTCTTTGAGATGATATTGATAATAACCTACGTGTAAAAACTCATGTATTAAAACATTAACAGCATCTGGACCGCCTGTTTCCATCATTTCTTTATCTAGGTATATTTTATAAGGTGGTTTAACTACAAAAGTACCTTGAGCTTCAGATACCTCATACATAATGTCATGAGGACACAGAACTAACTCAACAGTAAAAGGCCCTATAGTTACAAACTGAGGCAACTTCATTTCTTGTTTCTCCCTATAACATTATTCTACAGAAATATAATCTAAACTCTACCCAAATTCCCAAAAAGCGTTTACATATTTACAAGATTGCTAGAATATAACTATATAGCGGGTTCTAGCTGTAAATAAGTTGTTCCCTAGGATAATGTGGGATATTTACAGTTTACAACTTTTTATTGAAAACATTAGCTTTTTTGTTGTTAATAAGTATAATTTAGACAAATATTAAGTAAAAAAACATGGCAAATGTACCTCATATAACAGAAAAACAACGCAAATTTGTGGAAATTTTGATCACAAAGGGCACTTTTCAGAGTGGAAAAGATTGTGCTACTGAAGCTGGGTACGAAGAAAGCTGTGCTACTGTGATGGCAAGTAAATTACAGAACCCTAAATATTATCCTCTAGTAGTGACTGAAATAGAAGCAAGACGTAACGAGTTATCTAGAAGATATTCCATTAATTATAAATCTCATTTAGCTGCTTTAGGTAAATTACGTGACGAAGCCGTAGCTGCTGGTAATTTTACCGGGGCGATTGCAGCAGAGAAATACCGTGGTATGGCTGCTGGTTTATACATTGACAGAAAAGAAATTCTTCATGGAAGTATTGACCAGATGACTGCCAAGGATGTAGAGGAGAAGCTTAGTGAATTACGAAAAAAATTGCAAGAAAACGGAGACAATGCCAAAATTATTGAATCCGACTCATTACAAGGGGAACCTGTCGGAAGCGATAGCTCTGACGTGGTTGCTCAAGAAGGGCAACTTAGTATTCAAGACCATTCATGACACAGGATGTATTGATATAGTCACCGTTGATCCAAACGGTATAATTCATTTATACGATGTGAAGACGGTTAGCTTTAGACTAACAGGTAAGCTAAAAGGATTTAGAATAGATCGTCCCACTACAAAACTTCAAAAAAAATTAGGAGTAGAAATACTCAATGTGGATTTAACAACAGAGAAATGTTACATAACAAAACATGAAACCTGAGCATAATTTATGGAAACAAGTCAAGCGTAATACTCAAGGTGTTGTGTGGACAAGAATTGAGTCAAATACTGGACTTGGAATACCTGATTTGTTTGGTTTTTATAGAAGAGCGTTTTGGGTTGAATTAAAGATAATAAGAAATAACAAGCTCCTGTTCAGTCCTCATCAAATTGCGTGGCTACATAAGCATTATAACATTGGGTGTCCAGTGTTCGTACTAGCCAAGGACCCTCTTACAGGGTCTACCCGATTATATCCAGGGGCCATAGTCCGTGATCCATCCTCCATTGCTGATAAACCTCCATTATGGAATTCTAAGCATGGCACCTGGCCAGAGCTTCTGGAACTGCTGGGTACCTGGCGAGCTCCTAGTCCCGTGAAGTCTACCGATCTCCATTAGTCCATTCCTCCATTATCCATTGCCAATGAAGCATAGTGTTAGTAGTGCATGTGC